TTACATATACAGCATCTTGCCATGGGATCTTTAACTTACTAAATGCTAATTGAATGCAAGTATTTGAAGGGTAAAAAATTAATTCATCTTTTGAGAAATTTTCTAGTAATATTCTTCCAATTCCAAACCAAAGTGGATCTCCTCTAGAAATTAAAATAACATCATTTTTTTGAGATCTAAGCCAGTCAACAAGTTCGTTATTACTGTTGCTCGAAAAAAATGATTTCTTTTTTTTTAAACCATTTTCGCTCCATGATTTAATTTCTTCAAAATAAGAATTGGGAACGGCAACATTTCCTGTATTAATAAATAGATCTTGTAATTTGGAAGGTAATTCTTCAAATATATATGAATTGATACCTACTACATGAATTTTTCTATTAACTTCAGTCATCAATATTTATGAAAAGGAACTAAACTGTTTGAATGTTTTATTAAACTATCTTATTATTATCAGTTATGGATTGATAGTGATATTGTATTCAGTGTGGAGAAGTTCTATCAAGTTCTTCTGATGGATAAAGATATTGCAGCAGGTTGGTATTGTACCGAAGATGGAAAGACAACATCAGTTGCACACTGGTTAGAAGAAGATGATTTCCGCACAAACGGTGGTGTGATGAATCATGAAACAATTGAAAGTATAAGTAAGAGAAAGAAACCATTTACAGTTGACTATACTGGTTTCGGATGGTTATTAATTAAGAAAGGTGTCTTTGAACACGAAGGTATGCCTTATCCTTGGTTTGCTCCAAAGATGCAGGTATTTGAATCTGGAGAAGTTCAAGATATGTGCGGTGAAGATGTATCATTCTGCCTCGATGCAAAAGAAGCAGGATTTGAAATCTGGTGTGACCCTAGAGTTCGTGTTGGGCACGAAAAGACAAGAGTAATATAATGGTAGGACTTACAATACTATTGATTATCTTTATACTATTCTTGTTTATTCAGTATTACAATCCACATTCATAACGATGGGAAATTACGGATTTACAATTTTAATATGGGTAGCAATCGGACTTTTTGTATTCAACAAATGGGAAAACCGCAAAAAGAAAAGAAAATAGGAGACCGTTATAACGTCCTCCGAAAAGGCAAGGTTATCTTCTGGAATGTATCAGAATCAGAAATGTTTGACATTATGGAAGACCTTGCAGTTGAGTGCTATTATAACAAGACACTCACAGCACAGGATATTACTTATGAACCTTATATTGAGGAACCACTAAATGGCTAGAAAAACAGGAATGATGGGAAGTGCTTATGTTACTGAGACGAGACCCAAAAAAACTCGTCAAGGGCGGGGAAAACACTCGAAATACTCCGCAACGTCCCGTAACTCGGCTCGTAAAAGATACAGAGGGCAGGGTCGTTAATGTATTGTCGCATCCGACTTCAAGAAACAAACTATCAGGAATACCATAACTATCGGATTCTTGGTAGTTCTTCTTTTGAGAGGTGTATGGAGGTATATAAAGATTATGTCCGCTATAAAAAGTTTGAAGATACTGTGCCGATATTTCGTGAAGAGTTTGAATTACCTCATACGGATATTATTGGTTACTATGATGGAAATGAATTGGCAGCATTTACTCTTGCATATAAATTCAAGAGTGTAAATAGTGTATGGGCAGATCAGTTTGCTTGGAATTATAAAAATAAAAAATTAGGTTTAGGTCATGTTGCAAATAAAAATGAGATTGCATTATATAAAAGATTAGGTTATAATTACTATTATCTGGGAGAATCCTCAGACTATAAATCAAAATTACAAGGATACGAGATTTCTAATTTCTTTGACGAATGGCAAAATTAATCGCTAATTTACCAACTAAAAAGGTTTTTGTACGAAAAGAGTACCTTACGGACTTTCAATCGGGTTATGGAGAGTTTGTAGAGGGTTTATGGGTGTGTGCAAAGTCAATACAGGGTCGTGCATTCTATTTTGAGACATATTTACCCGAATATGGAGCAATGTATGATAAATTACCCATCTCTGCTTTTTTATCACGACCAAAAACACCTGATCCTGATATGGATTTGGTCAATTTACAGTTTTGGAACTGTATGGACTATGATTTTACCGTAATTGTAAAGCAATTCGTTGCTCCGATGGAGTGGGAATGTCGTACAAGGCACTTTGGAAATCAAAAAGGTCAGTATATTTGCACTTTAGACAACTATCATGGTGATTTTGATCAAATTGATGCTTCTACAAGTGAGATGCCTGATGAACATAAGTCATTTAATCTCATTGAATTACGAAATGGGCAGTATTGTCTCTATCCAAACAACCGATGTCGCATCTTTGACACCTCAATGACACCTCAAGATGTTAAAATACCTGATTTTAAGGTATCAACACGTATCTTTGAAGTAGAGAATGATGTTAACTGGGGTCGATTAGGTGATTGTGATGATTATTTCTGGACAACACCTGATGAAAGACGAGAAGAGTAGTCATATACTACATTGGATACAAGAAATATCCAAAATAAGACCAGAATTAGGTAATTTTAGCATCTGTCCTTATGCGTCAGGTGCTAATTTTTGTGTTCAAGAACAAAAATTGAGTCAAATAGTGCCAAATCCCGATTTTGACGTTATAATAAACATAGTCGAAGACGATATTGATGCAAATTCCTTGTATGAGACTGTTGATGACTATAATCGGAACTATCCAGACTATAAATTTATCGCAGATCACGGAAAAACAAAGACATACATACAGGGAATACAGACAAATAACGGAAAATACAACTTAGTGTTGTGCCAACCAAGAAAAGATTTGACTGAAGCAAGGAAAAAACTTGCAAAAACCAATTATTACAAATATTGGGATAAAAATTACCTTGAAGAAGTACTTGAAGATGACTACAGAATCATTAATGATGAAAAAACACGTTAAAAACGCTCATATGGGCACTCACTTACTTGTTGAAATATACAATGTACCCTTTGATAAGTTAAATGACCTCGAAAAAATTGAAGAAAGATGTGTTGGTGCATGTAAAACAGAAAATTTACAAGTTTTAAACACTTATACACATCAGTTTGACCCATATGGAGTAACTTGTCTGATTTCTTTAGCAGAAAGTCATCTCTCTTGCCATACTTGGCCAGAAAAAGGTTGTGTTGCAATAGATATTTTTACTTGTGGAGGCAAAAATCCACGTTCTGTAGCTTGGTGGTTACTTGAATACTTTGATAGTGACGATTATGTAATGAATGATTACACAAGATAATGGCAAACACTTGTTGTTGGTATGAAACTCGCATACCAGAATCTTTAATGAAGAATCTTTTAGATGATTTGGATAGAGTTGATGAAAATATATTCATTAAATCAAAAGTCAATCCACATGATTCAGAGGTTAAGGATAGTATAAGAAAAAGTCAACACTGTTGGATTCCATCAACTCATTGGATAGGAGGATTTTTGTGGCATTATATAATGAATGCAAATAAAGATAACTTCTTATATGATATTTCACATATTGAGAATAATATGATACAATATACTCAATATAATAAAGGGGATTATTATAATTGGCATACAGATATGGATATATGTGATATAAATGAACCTGACCAATTAGTAAGAAAATTAAGTTTTACTCTTCAACTTACAAATGATGATGAATATACAGGTGGTGATCTCGAATTTGCCGATTTTGATGATAGTACATATAGATTTTTGGTTCCAAAAAGTCGTGGCACTGTAATAGTATTCGATTCTAGAACCCCACATCGAGTTTCACCTATTAAATCTGGTGTTAGAAAAAGTTTAGTTGGATGGGTTGTTGGAAAAAGATGGAGGTAATGGGTATAAATAAATCTAAAAGTATTAATAATGACGATCAATCGTAAATCTAGAGCATTTAAGGATATAAGTTTGTCTTTCTCACCACATCCAGTGACGAAAGACCTTCCTGTGCTTGTAAATGAGCGAGCAGTCATAAGATCAGTGAGAAATTTAGTTGAAACCATACCCACGGAAAGGTTTTTTAACTCAATTTTAGGAACGGATATTCGTGATACCTTATTTGGCAACTATGATCGTGCTGAAGTAATGATGATCGAAGATCAAATTCGTGAAACTTTGGGTAATTTTGAACCTAGAGTCAGTAATGTTGGTGCTACTGTGAGAGCTAGACCAGATGATAACAATTTAGATATTAGTGTATTTTTTGACATAAATGGATTAGACATACCAACACAATCATTTTCTTTTATTTTAGAACCAACGAGATAATATGCCCTTTACACAGTTTACAAGTTTAGACTTTGCAGAAATCAAAGCACAAATAAAAGATTTTCTTCGTTCAAATTCAAATTTTACTGATTTTGATTTTGAAGGTTCTAACTTTTCAGTTTTACTTGATACTTTAGCTTATAATACATATATCAATTCATTTAACGCTAACTTAGTTGCAAATGAATCTTTTTTAGACTCTGCAACTATAAGAGAAAATGTAATATCACTTGCAAGAAATATTGGTTATGTACCCCGTTCAAAAACCGCTGCAACAGCATCAATTCGTTTAAGTGATATAAACGTCGGACCGACAAATGATAGCACTACAAAGTTCCTTACCTTACGTTCAGGTCTAGTCTGTGTTGGTAGTGCAGATAATACAACTTATCGTTTTTCAATACCAGATAATTTAACCTCAACAAGAATTAGAGATATTGGTGGTACATCATTCGCTCAGTTTGATGATCCAATTATAGTTCACGAGGGAACACTCCTTCAAAGAGTTTATCGTGTAGATACCTCAACAGATCAAAGGTTTATTATTGATAGTCCAAATATTGACAGCTCAACTCTTAGAGCATTTGTATCAGGTCCTGCTGATGTTACTATTGGAAGAAAATATAAAATGGTTGATAATATTTTAAATATCGATAAAAATTCTGAAATATTTTTAGCACAAGAAGTACAGGACGAGAAATATGAAGTATTATTTGGTGATGGTTTATTTGGTCGTAAGTTAGAAAACAACTCTGTCATAACAGTCAGATATATTGTAACTGATGGTGAAACTGGAAATGGTGCATCTAATTTTAGTTTTCAAGGAACATTTACAAAAAGTGATGGAACAATATTTACACCTTCTGATAGTGTTACAGTAACTACCGTTTCAAACGCTTCTAATGGTGCTGAAGTTGAAGATGTTTCCTCTATTAAGTATTTTGCTCCAAGACTTTATTCAGCACAATATAGAGCAG